GGGGTATGGATTCTTAGAGAGAATCTTATTTACTACAATCTTAACGAACTTGGGGATGATGGGGACCGGAGACCAGTCGATGTTGAGCAACGAACCGTCTCCGTTGTTCGGGTCAAGCGAGTTTAGAATCTGCTTGTAAATCTTTGTGTCTTGAGTTCCGTTGGCGTAGTCTCTGTATCGCTCGAACTCGTCGAGACGCTTACGGAAGATACTTCCGTGGTCGTCTGTATGTCCCCACTGCGACTCGATGGCCTTAGCGTACTTCAGTCCGTAGGACTTGGCAGCCTTAGCATCGGGAGAAGCTAGTGGGTCAGGGAAGTTCCCTTGCTTGTGATTGCTTTCCATACCTATTCTTTATCCCCAGTTTATGTGCAAATATACCGAATAATGCGTTGCAGGTTAGCGAGTTATATCCTTAAAGCGCCTGAGGAACACTTTGGATGACATATCTGCGGACTTGCGTTCTTGTTTTATCTTCTGAGCTGCAAGGAGTGCCAGCCCCGAACTGATGGTCAAGTCAAACTTGGTTCGGTCGTCGATTCTGTAGCCAATCCAGTCTTCGAGTGTCTTATCTAAGTACATACGTCCGTAATCCCCAGTCTCTGCATTAAGACCTACGTGCTCGTGCACGTATGCTTCGATGGCTTGTGCGTGAGACTGAATCACGTCCTGCGAGTTAGATGGGATGCCCTTGGTCTTTACGTTAGAGCTAGAGCCGGGAGCCCTTAGGTGCTCTGGTCTATCCATAATGTAACCATCGTATCCTCTCGACTCGAAGTATCGTACTATCCCGTACTTGTTGTTTTCTATAAGTAGAGGATATCCATAGAACACCGCGGCCATCAGTACGTCCTCATAGAAGATTCTTGCTAGCGGCGGTCTGTTGGCATACTCAGCTACGAACATATTCGACGGATAACTCATATTGAACTTGTTGTAGATGTGGCACGCTCCCTTAGAGCCTCGTCCGTCCATCGTATTGTCAAGGTCATAGGAGTCAACTCCGCCAGTACCTAGGTGGTCGTTAGCTGGGAACACCTTACCGAACTCCGTCTTTCGTTTGTTTCGAATATCGTCTGGTGGTAGCCACGTAACTGTCCAGCGACCGTTGGCATCTGGATTCCATAGAACCTCAGTATCCTGCTTGCCGTCCTTCCACACGAAGTTGCCTTTGATTACGGGACTTGGGTATAGCTCTCTGTTGTACTGCAACTGCTCGTAAATTTTACCCACGTTGAAGTGAGATGACTTAGTTGAGTCACGGAATGCCTCCTCCTCGCTCCACGGGAACTGACGGATAACCTCGTTGAGTTCGTATGGGTCGTGCATCAGTGCCTTACGCTCATTGGATAAGTACGTCTTGGCTCCGATGCTTACAATGTCTCCATCCATAGTGAGCGTAGGCTCCGATGGGTCATCCATAATCGGCATACCGTACACATCGAAGAATCCTTCTAACGCCTCATAGGCGGGAATGAACAGCTTGTAGAGTCCACTCTTGGTACGACCGTTCTCGTTACGCTTGGTGGGGTCTGAGTCGTAGTATAGTTTCTTGTAGTTGGCTCCTCCCTTATCCAGAGGATTAACAGTTGAGCCGACCATAGCCTTACCTACAATCTTCTTACCTACCAGCAGACAAGTCCTATGTACGCGCCAAACTTCATTGATATCGAGCGGATTCTCCCACTTTCCGGCCTCATCGAGGTATAGGTAGTGTAGTTTCTCACCGTCATATGCGTTGGCAACTGAATTCTTCCAGTTGATTACCGTATCAAGAGCTTCGGTCTGCCCGCTAACTTTGTTAGTCTTTGTGATTCGCTTTGCTGGCTCACGGAATGCTAACTCCACACGTGGGTTGGTGGTACCGTCCTGAATGGGCTTGAAGAAGAATGGGTAGGAGCGGAACATCGGAAGGAGCTTCTTCATAAAGATGTTCTCTTGTGCGTCCTTACCCGTCTTGGACATAATACCTAGCACCTTATTGGATACCTGCGTACCCTCGTCAGCCAGTGCAGAGCCACAGATGTTGGTGTAACCTGAGCGTCGACACTTGGTGTATATCTGTCCCACGCACCTAGGGTCCTGCTTGCACGCCTCTAGATGTAGGAAGATTGTCCGTTGGAAGCCTAGGAAGCTGGCGTAGCCGATGTCCATTTGACTCCACTGAAGCAGCATATAGTGGTGTCCTGTAATATATGTTGGAACACCGTTATTGTAAAACCAAACACCGTTTCTACGTCGGTGGAACTCCTGCTCGATGTAAGCATTATGTTTTATACGGAACTCCTTAGGCTGCTCCATCCACTCATCCATAGAGCGTACACGAACTAGGTCCTGAGGTACTGGGAGTCTCTTCCACATCTGCTCATCACGCTTCTTGTCGTGAAACAGAATATCCGTCTTGGCTGGCTGTTTGGGTAGCTGGATGAAGATGTCGGATATCTCAATAACATCTCCCTGCGAATCATCCGGACAGATGTTCACCAAGAGGTCCTTATATCCATCAACCTTCCTTAGCCCAGCCATTACTTCCTGAATTTCTCAGCGAAGCCACCCGCAAAGTCAACCTGCTCACCCATACTTCCGTTCTCAGATAGCATCTTAATCATCTCCTCGAGCCGTTGTCTTTCTTGCAGAAGCTCACGAGCATCAACTGCCGTCTGTTTAATTGACTGGAGCTCAGCCTTGCGTGCTGACCCGTTGATTTCGGGGTCGACTGGCTTCTTAATCTCCTCAATCATATTGTTGATGGCGACCTCCATCGACTCCATAAGTCTGATGGCCGCATCAATCGTGGTGAATTCAGACTTCTTCCTTGACATACAGTAGGTCGTTAGGTGTCATTCTCCAGAGTTTTTCACCGTTCACATCCATCGTATAGTCAGATTCTTTACTGAAGCCCACTCTATCTCCAGCCTTCACTCCCATCTCAAGCAGTTCGGGGGTATCAAAGCGAATGACTCCCTCCATCTTGACTTCCTTCTTCATAGAGATAATTAGTCCAGAATCAGATGTTGGTTCTTCGGCCTCCTCCGGTATGAGAAACACCCACCCTGTGAGAACCTTCACTTCTCCGTCGTCTCCTTTGTAGGCGTAGGCCTGTGAGCCATAACCTCCGTCTGGGTCAAACTTCACTCTGTACAGCTCCTTGTCGATTTCTGCACGTTTGTCGAGCACCACGTGGTGGTGGAAGTACAGCGTATCACCCTCCTTGGCTCCGGTTGGGAACTTTATCGGGGTGGCTACAATCTCAGCCTCTGAGATGCGGTTGGCAAACTCGTCGAATCTAGAGTCCAAGAAAATCTCAGTATCACCGAACTTAATGGTGTCCTTGAACTTCTTGGGCATACGTACGATAAACTCGTGTAGAACCTTCATCAGAACTTGCAGTCGTTTTCGATTACCACTGGCATACCGATGATTTCCTTCCAAGGCATCGTGCCGTCACCGTTCTGGATATAGATGGTGTAATCCTTACGTCCGTACTTAGCGAATGTGCGCTCATCAAGCTCGATGGCTGCGATGGTTCCGTCGTTACCGGCGTTATTGCCTACGACGTATGCTAGGGCGTCCTTAGGATTCGTCCCCACAATAATCTTTCTAATCATATTGCTTAGTTTAAGTCTGAGTCTTTCCCTCCCATTCGTCGCAGCCAGTAATCTACGCTGCTGGTGTCGTTGCGCTGCTGGTGCTGGTATCCTTCGATGATGAAGCCTACGATTTCGTCAAGCTCTTCCTCGTCGTTCACATTAACTGAGAACGCAAGGTCCATCTCTGGCTCGTCGTCCTCTTCCGATGGAGACACTACCCCAATGGCTGCAACAACAAATCCATAGTCTTCGAGGCCGTGCTTAATGATAAGTCCGTTCATCTGCGCTACAAGGCCAGTAAACTCCTCGTAAAGCTCGTCTCTGATTTCTTGGGGGATGCTCATTGTAATGAAAAATGTATGAAATTTGTTACGAATTTACAAAACAAATACAATATGAGACGTGGAGGCAATTCCAGACGTATGCGGGAGTATGCGATTCTACCGGCCAGAGATATAGCACGTAACTATCTCAAGTACCTCCGTCACGTACAGTCTGATGTATGTCAGAAGTTTGAGCTCACGCCCGGGCAGTTCCAGTTCCTGCTATTTATCTATGACCTAGAGTTCTTCACTCTTATGTACGCACGTACGCACTTTGCATCTATATCAGACAACAAGATGCGACTTCTCTACACTAAGCCACTGCTGGATGCTGGTATTATAGATGTGTACGTCAATAAGCACAGCCTTAAGAGTGACGTACGTCAGATGTTCGGGATATCGAGCAGTGAGGGATACGCCGCTAGGTATGCGCTCACCCAGAAGGGGAGATTGCTCGTTCAGAAGATTTACAGGAAGCTGGAGGGCCGTGAGGCTATCAATGCTGACGAATGACCTTGAACGGCATCTCCATCGCAGCGTCGGTGTGCGGGACGAACTCACCCGTGTGCTCCATAAGGAAGTAGCGTCCACCCTTGCTCATCCAGTGGTAGCCTTTCGGTGCTTTAACCATAACCTCGTTGGGTCTCTTTAGGTCGGTACGCTTAGCTTTCATTTCCTAAACGGTTGATAATTTCAAAATTACGAACACCAACAGTTGCTCTGTCGGCACTCACACGCTTGACACCCTTGGTGTTGTTGCCTCTCTTCTTCAGTGACTTAGCCATTCCAGTTGATGTAATGTAGGATAATCTTGATGTCTTTGCTCTGGAGGTACTTCCCCTGTGGGATTTCCACTCCGTTGAAGTAATCGTTCGAGTAATCACGAGTGAATGCATTCCACGTATCCTCATATGGGTTATAGTGGAACAGCCAATCGTTGAATGCTTCGTTCTTCATTTCTTGCTTCTGTTGCGTCTGGCCATAATCATACGTGCCTCGTCGTGGTCGTAATCCTTCCCGTCTCCGTTCCCGTATGTGCCAGCGTCTCTATTCTTCTTATTCAGGAACGCACGGTACTTCTTCCGCTCTTCAGTTGAGTGGTACTTAGTGTCGTACGCCTTCTTCTTATCTCTAGCCTCTGGGCTATTGGCGTAGAACTCTGCGCTCTTACTCTTCCTTGCTTTCACCTTTACCGTTGTGTTTGATGTAATCTTCAACAGCTTCAATGCTGTGCTCCATTACGGAAATCTTAGATGCCATCCACGGGTCAAGATTAGACTTAGCGTCGATGTTCTCTAGGATGTCCTCAATACAGTCCTTGATGCTCATAAGCTGGGTGATAATCATCTCACCGTTCGGCTCCTTAGATGTATACTTCCTAGGTTTCACTTCTTCTTCTTTTTAGAAATTTTACTCCAATCAAACTTAACCAACTTCGCTCTGTTGTCAGGGCGAACCTCAGCCTTCTGGCCTACGGGGTCAACTGGTCGTTTAACTGCTATCATCTTACAGTCCCTTAAGCATTTGAATCATCTCGGGCTGTGGGAAGATATCAATCTTATCCTTACGTACTGAGTTGTGCGTATATACTCCTGCGACACCATTCAGTGCATTCATAGATACATCCCACATATCATCCTCACGATAGTCCAGCGGGATATCATAAATCTCATTCCAGTACTTCAATAGATTCTCAACACTGCGAATCTGCTCATCGGTGTATCTGTGGAAGTGGATGTGCTTCTTGTACGGGGAATCAAGGGTACATACATCCTCCTTGGCCACCTCACGATTGACGTAGTTGTAGTACTTACCGCCACGCTCATCGAGCTGTCCCCAAGCACAAATCTCAATACCTATAGAAATCTTATCGAGCACCTTATGTGGGACACCGTAGCCCTTGAAGATTTCAGCCTTAGCCCCCAAGTGGTAGGCCCAGTACTTAGATGGGAATCCCTGCACGATGCGTCCATCTCCTTCCTTAGCTCCCTTTCCGCTGATACAAACACACGTTGCGATACGACCTCTTGAGTCGGTATCCCACTGCTTGAATGTAGATACCCCACTTGAGTTACCTGCGGTGTGGTGTAGGTAAATCTGCTTCTTCGGAGCAGCCTCCTTGATGTACTCGGTAGGTGAAAACTCTACCTGCAAGATGTCCTTGAGAAATTCCATAGAACAAAGATAATGATTGTATACGATAGGTGATTATGTCGGTACTATGTATTACACACTATTGATTATGTCATTTTTTTGGTGTACCTTTGCCCCTGTAGTGCAAGGGCACGCAGACGAACAATAGTATACGCAACGTAACATAGACGTAACTACGGACCGATGCATAGGCGGACAGCCCAAAAGCGACAGTCCGCCTCTGCAAAAATAGGGCGACAGCCACTACGCAAAGCACTTGAATACAGGAGGCGTGTGTCCAAGCAGTTCATATCCCCAAGAATACTCATTTAACTGCTCGTATACAGTATTCTACTGTTGTTTTTACGTTTTAGAAACACATATAGTAGTAGGAGTGCACGTGGAGCACGTGCTGGGTGATGGATACTTTTTTAATTCGTACGAGTTCTAGGTACCGTGGGGAGAATTATACAAGAGCGACGCTGACGAACCAACTCCGAAACCGAATCGCAAACCCAACCCCCTCGTAATCAGCACGTTACGTTCAAACTTTTTAGCGTTTTGTCTATAGGTAGGCGCTCAAGTAGAGTATCTATTCTATGTCGGTTAGGCGTCGGTTTACTGAACGTATTCAGGTCGTTTGCTGTAGAAAAAGGTAAACTTTTCGTGTACTGAACGTATGCTTTTTTTCGTGGGTGTGGTCGGTCGTAGACCTGCATCAATCCCCTCTCTACTTTTCCCCACTTTTCACCACTCGTTCCCTTCATCTTTCTTAGTACGTTTCGCTGTATGTTTCGTGTATGTTTATTTAGTATACTATAGTAGACAGGGCCTCAGTTAACGATTACGGCAGGAATTATACTAATAGTTTAAACAGCGGAAAAAGTATGCTTTTGCCCGTATTTGGTACATATTGGGTCGGGTTAGGCCGTTGGTGTTCAGTCAGTTAGGTGCTGAATTACGTACATACGATTTCTTAAATGACGCTGATTATCAGGTAGTTACGTTAACTCGTTGTGTTTCAGTATGTTGTAACTTGCTGAGTTTTAGCCTGTTAGTAACTAATTGATTCTCAGCGGTTTACTAACTCGTTGATTTTCAGGTAGTATTATTTAGAACGATTCTAAATTTCACTTCGAAGTAACTTTTTTTTTGGTGCTGATTATCAAGCAGTTAGCCCTATATATTCCTATTAGGGGCGTGGGCTCCTCGAAATTTCTCTTGGCTAAAGTTTGCATATTTGTAAAGCCGCAGTATATTTGTGGAGTCGAAAGGCCAACGGGCCACCACCACTCGACGAAGTTTTTTGAAATATCAACCGAAACGCGAACTCAGAGTCGGAGACAAGAGCAGAGCGGATTAGGCAGGAAAGTCCCAAGTGACGATAGACGAACGGATGTTGGCGAAAACGCCTCTCCAATTTCTGAAACCCACCTTGTGAACCTTGTACGATTGAGTCAGTGAGCCACGGCCACTTTCTCTCGGGCGTTAAGGAGCGGAGTAGCAGGTCAGGTCAGGATAGTAGAGCGATGTAAGCAGAAAGCGTAGCGCAAGTAAGCCAACACAGGTCGATTGAAAGTAGCGAGGGCAGGTAGACAAGACAAGCAAAGCCAAGTACGGCGGCCGTAAGAAACACGAGTCCAAACCTAATGAAGCAAAGCGCCGTGGCGCGGAGCGACAAGCAGTGCGGAGGAGTCCAATGAACGCCACCTGAACACCTAAGCAAATCGAGTCAAACAAAGCCTAGAACAACATCAAGCGAAAGACAGAATATGCGGTGCGTAAACAGCGCCGCCAAAGGATAGCAGATGTGGTCGAACTAACAGCATATGCGGTCAACGGGCTCACGCCACAGGCCGCCAAAAAGGTTCACCTGTTCAAGGCACACTACTGCCGCTCGGAGTGCGCTCAGCGCATAGGGTTCGAGTCCCTACGGCAGTCAAACTTTAACCACTAATTCAAAAACAAAACAAAATGAAAGTTACCAATATCGTATCAGGCCGTCAGATTGAAATCCGACGCGCTTACTTCAACGAGCAGTTCAACTTCTACTTCGGTATCAACAACGACTTCTTTGTGTACACCTACGCCAACAACGAAGGTGAACTTAACCGCACTCGTTTCCCTCGTGCACTCAACGCCGCTGAATGGGGCATCGACCTTCGTACAGGTCTGCACTCGTCGGCATCATTCGAACTGCGCGGTCAGCAAATTATGCGAGGTCGTTACTTCCGTAGCGAGTACGTGTCTGAGCGCCGCATCCTCGGCATTTCTCACGTTACGCTAACCGATGCTGAGAAGGTCAACTTCGAAGTTCGTGAATCAGAGTCAAACACGTACGTATCACTGCTCATAGGCGGAGTACTGCACACGACCGACCTTGTCGTTCGTCAGTACGCAACCACATCGGTGAAGTTCTACGATGCGAACGGAGAGGCTCACGAGTTGCGTTTCCAAGACAACGAGTACGGCCACGTATTTTCTGCAATTCGTGCAGGTGACACTGAGTACTTAACAGGTCGTGACCTTCGGGGCAATACGGCAATCTTCGCCAACTCCGATATTCAAGAGCGCTTCGGTGCGGCCCCTGAACTTAGCGGTTACCACGGCCCATCACGCAACACCGAAATCTTCAACGATTCATCAGTTGAGTGGTTCGTAGGTTTCGAGGTCGAGAAGGAGGACCTGAATGTTCGCAACCGCTGCGCTCGTGCTAACTGCAACTTGGGTGACGGATGGATTGCAGAACGCGACGGCTCACTCGATTCATCGACAGGTGTCGAGGTCGTGTCACCTGTACTCAACCTGTTCGACACGAAGACCTTGTTCGAGCAGTTCGAGAAGTACGATTGGGTTATGAACGCAGAGTACTCACGCCGCTGTGGTGGCCACATCACAATTAGCCGTCGTGGAATCTCAGCCGATGACCTCGTCGACAAGTTGGCTCCGTTCGTACCTATGCTTTTCTCACTCTACGAAGGCCGCCTGTCCAATCAGTACAGCGGAGTTCAGAACAAGGATGAAATCAAGCGAGGTTCACGCCGCGCCATCAACAACTGCTCACGTTCCTACAACAACCGCAAGGAGGCAGTTGAGATTCGCATCTTCAGCGCAGTATCTACGCTCGAGTCAATCAAGTTCCGCACGAAGTTGGTTCAGTGGATATGCGCTCACATCGACAAGAGTACGTTCACCACGTTCACTCAGGTGGCCGATGCTATGTTCAACGACAAGAAGTTGAACAAGTTACTCCGTCAGCAGTACAGCGTAGACAAGTTGGCTCGTAAACAAGCCCTCACCTACGTGTTCGGCGGATGTCTCGAAGGTCAGTCACCGAGCGAGTTTCTCACCGATGCTGACAACTACGACCGCACCATCGAGCGTATGAAACGAGCCTACGACAGCGTACAGGGCTACGTTCGCCGCGAGGTCGAGAGCAAGTTCGGTACTTACTCAGTCAACAAGGCCGCAGGTAAGTTGTAAGATGTCCCCTCCGTGTAAGGGTGGTTAAGGTGAGCAGGCGTTGCACGGAGCGCCCTGCTTTTTTCACTATCACGAATCAAATTATGAAACACGAACTAAACGAAATGATGCGAGCCTACGACAACTACCTGAGCAAAGTATCGAGGTTCATCGAAGCAACCGACGAAACCGAACGCTACAAGTTGATTGCGTTCGATATAATCGAGCGGCAAAGTATCGACCTCGAAGAAAACTTGGAGGCCGCATACGAAACGCTAACGCAATATCTAGAAGAACGAGGTTAACTGACGATGGCTTGAGTAGCCGAAACGCCGTGAGGCGTCTTAACCATAAACTAATTAAGATGAACGCTTACAAATTCACCCTTACAATCACAAATTCTAACACCTTCATTATTAACGCA